TGAACAGTTTGCACAATGGAAGAAAGATCTATCAGCGGAAACATATCAGCTTAGGATTTCACAGCACCCTAGAAATATTGAAGAGGCTTTTGCATTTAGAAAAGTATCATTATTTCCACAGCATCTTATTAATGCTCAGGAGATTAGGATAGAACGCAAGGAATATCCATATGAGTTTGTAGAACTGTCAAGAGATGCAGAAGGTAAAATAAAATTTGCTGAGTCTAATAAACTACCAATCATGGAGTTTCCTGTAAGTAAAAAACAGGAAGACAAAGAAGGAGTAATTGTAGTATGGGAAAGACCTGTGAAGGATCCATCCTTTGGAACTTACTACGCTAGCATTGACCCGGTATCTCAAGGAAAGACTACTACATCTGAGTCTTTATGTTCTATATATGTATATAAGAATCCAGTAGAAGTTACAAAAGTTACAGCTGCTGGTAATGAAACACATATAGAAAGGGACAAGATTGTAGCTGCATGGTGTGGTCGTTTTGATGATATAAACAAAACCCATGAGAGACTTGAAATGATTATTGAATGGTACAATGCATGGACAATAGTAGAAAATAACATATCATACTTTATCCAGCATATGATATCTCAGAAAAAACAGAGATATCTTGTACCTAGAGATCAGTTAGCTTTCTGGAAAGACTTGAGTTCTAAATCTAATGTTTACCAAGACTATGGTTGGAGAAATACAGGTAGATTATTTAAAGACCATCTTTTGAGTTATGCTATTGAATTCTTGAAAGAAGAAATAGATCATGAAGTAAAAACAGATGGTTCAATAGTAAGAACCATGTACGGTATTGAAAGAATACCAGACCCAATGCTATTAAAAGAAATGAAAGAATATCAGGATGATCTAAACGTGGACCGTCTTGTATCTTTTGCTGCTTTAATTGCATTTGCAAAAATTCAACAATCCAACCGAGGTTTTAAACGCCGTGTTGAACAAGACCCAAATCTTAATAAATTGGACAAATCTAATAATTTTAGTAAATTAATTATGAGCCCATTTAAACACATGGGTAATCCGAGTCAAGGTTTTGGGAAGAGAATGCCAAGAACGCCATTTAAAAATTTAAGATAATGCAAATATACAATGCCCTGCAGATGAAGCAGGGGGCTAAGACAGAATATAATAAAATGGGTAGTCTGAATCAGCCTATCCAGTTTCTTCCAAGAAAGGAGAAAGACATGTCTTGGTCTACCTGGTGCTTAGACTGGTTAGAATGGCAAGGACTAAAACAAATCCGCAGAAATGCCCGTAGATTGTTAAAGAACTACAAACTTGCTAAAGGTATAATAGATAGAGAAGACTACATTGTAGAACAGGATAGTGAGTATGCAGACCTTGTTGAAGTACTTACAAAAGAAGATTCTGCTGCACTTGAATTAAAATTTTATCCAATTATTCCTAATGTAGTCAATACACTTGTAGCAGAATTTGCTAAAAGATCTACAAGGGTAAACTATTTAGCCGTAGATGAGCATTCATATAATGAAATGCTTGAAATGAAAAGGGCACAGATAGAAGAAACCCTTTTATTTGATGCAGAACAAAAATTAAAAACGGCTCTGATTGAAGCAGGAATGCCTGAAGATTCAGAAGAGTTTCAACAAGCTACTAGTCCTGAGCAATTAAAGTCATTACCACAGATTGAAGCTTTCTTTCAGAAGAGTTATAGATCTATGGTTGAGGAATGGGCTGAGCATCAACACCGTGTGGATGTTGAGCGCTTTAGAATGGATGAGCTTGAAGAGCGTGGTTTTAGAGATATGCTTATTACAGATAGGGAATTCTGGCATTTCAAAATGTTAGAAGATGACTATGAAGTAGAGCTTTGGAATCCAGTATTAACCTTCTATCAAAAATCACCAGATCAACGTTACATATCTGATGCTAACTGGGCTGGTAAATTTGATATGATGACTGTAGCAGATGTCATAGACAAGTATGGCTGGATGATGACAGAGGATCAAATGGCTTCACTTGAACTTATTTATCCTGTTAGATCTGCTGGTTATCCAATTCAAGGATATCAAAATGATGGTTCATACTATGATGGTACTAAATCCCATGAGTGGAATACTCAGATGCCATCATTAGGATACAGACAGTATACATCTCTATGGGATAGTGGTATCTACGGAGGTGATGTAGTTAACTGGATTATGTCTGATAGTGAAGACTATTTTGACCTTGGAATGTCTAACCTTCTAAGGGTAACTACAGTATACTGGAAATCCCAAAGGAAAATAGGACACCTTACAAAAATCACTGAATCTGGTGAAGTAATCAATCAGATAGTAGATGAAGATTATAAGATAACAGACAAGCCAGTTTATAACACAGGATTAATTAAAAACAAGAGTAAAGATAATCTTGTATTTGGTGATCATATTGACTGGATTTGGATTAATCAAATCTGGGGTGGTGTTAAGATTGGACCAAACCGTCCAACATTCTGGGGATCTAATAATCCTGGTGGTATCAATCCTATCTATATTGGTATTAACCAAAATAACATAGGTCCACTTAAGTTCCAATTTAAAGGTGATGATTCACTGTATGGAGCTAAACTTCCAATAGAAGGCTCAATATTCTCAGATAGAAATACCAAATCAACATCTTTAGTTGATTTGATGAAGCCATTCCAGATTGGATATAACATTGTCAATAACCAGATAGCGGACATTCTAGTTGATGAACTTGGTACAGTAATTATGCTTGACCAAAACTCATTACCAAGACACTCACTTGGAGAAGACTGGGGAAAGGCTAACTATGCTAAAGCATATGTAGCAATGAAGAACTTCCAGATTCTTCCTCTTGATACTACTATCACTAATACTGAGAATGCTCTGAACTTTAACCATTTCCAGAAATTGGATATGGAACAAACTAATCGTTTGATGTCAAGGATTCAGTTGGCTCAGTATTTTAAACAACAAGCATTTGAAGTAATTGGTATTACACCTCAGCGTCTTGGTCAAGAAATTGCCAGGCAAACAGCTACCGGTATAGAACAGTCACTTAATGCTTCATATGCTCAGACGGAGACCTACTTTATACAACATTGTGATTATCTGATGCCAAGAGTTCACCAAATGAGAACTGACTTGGCTCAGTACTACCACTCTACAAAATCATCAGTAAGACTACAATATGTAACAAGTAATGATGAAAAGAAAAACTTCGAGATTAATGGCACAGACTTGTTACTCAGGGATCTTAATATTTTTTCATCTACTAAGGCAAATCATAGAGCTATTCTTGAGCAGCTTAAACAACTTGCTGTCAGCAATAATACTAGTGGCGCTAGTATTTATGACCTTGGTAATATTATCAAGTCTGATTCTATCGCTGAGGTTAGTCATATCCTTAAGGACACTGAGGCTAAAGTTCAGAAACAGCGTATGGAGGAAATGCAGCAGCAACAACAGCTTCAGGAACAGGCACTTGCAGCTAAAGCAGAAGAGCAAAGAATGAAGCTTGAGTTTGAAGCTACTGAAAATGAGAAGAATAGACAGCGTGATCTCTTGGTTGCAGAAATTCGTGCAGCAGGTTATGGATCTATGGTTGATATCAACAAGAACCTTCAATCTGATTATATGGATGCAATGGGTATGATTCAAAAGACAGAAGCATACCAAGAGACAGCATCTCTCAACCGTGAGAAGGAGATGACAAAGCAATTAGCCCATAAAGACAAAATGAACATTGAGCGTGAAAAACTACAGGTTCAGAGGGATATTGCTAACACTCAGCTCCAAATTGCACGAGAGAATAAAAACAAATATGATGTAGAAAAGATTAAAAAAGAGAAAGAGAAGAAGGATTCTGAGAGTAAGAAAAAGAAGTCTTAGCTATAAGATGCATTATATTTAAATTGTATAACAAATTTTTAAAGTTTACACATTTACCTTTGTGTATATTTATTGTGTAGATACATTATAAACCAACAAATATTTCTACTGTGAGTACAAATACGCAAGAAACCACCACTATAGAGCAGGTGGACATGGACCTAGATGCAATTCTAGGTACACCAGGAGCAGAAAACGTTATGCTTCCTGAAACTGAAAAGAAACCAAGTCTATTTACTAACAAGCCAGTAGACACATCGTTCCTTGACAAGCCTGATACAAGCTCTGATTCAGGCAATGAAACACAAATGACTTCATCTACTGAAGAGAAGTTTAAGGAAATACTTGCAGAAGTAGATCCTGAAGATGCATCTCTTGGTAAACTTATAGATGATGTAACGGGTGACAATCAAAAATCTGGTCGTCCTAAACTTGATAAAAGTGGGACGGCAGAATTGATGAAAAAACTTATTGATGCTGGTAAGATCATTCCTTTTGAGGATGATAAGCCAATTGATGAGTATTCAATGAAAGACTTTGAAGAACTCATTGAAGCTAATTTCCAGGAGAAAGAAAGAATCATCCGTGAGCAAACTCCACAAGAGTTTTTCAATGCTCTACCAGAAGAACTTCAAGTTGCAGCAGAATATGTAGCTCGTGGTGGTAGTGATTTGAAGAGTTTATTTAAAGTTCTTAGTCAGGTTGAAGAAACCCGTGAACTTGATGTGGATGTATCGGATGACCAAGAGCGTATTGTTAGAGAGTATCTAACAGCTACACGTTTTGGAACTCCAGAAGAAATTGAAGAAGAAATTGATAGTTGGAAAGATAGGGATGAATTAAGATCAAAGGCTCTTAAGTTCAAACCAAAGTTGGATGCTATGCAAGAACAAGTTGTTCAGTATAAACTTGCTGAACAAGAAGAAAAGCGCAAGCAGCAACAAGCTCAAGCCCAGCACTATATGGCAAGTGTATATGAAACACTTAAACCTGGTGAACTGAATGGTGTTAAATTAGACCGCAGGACCCAGGAACTTCTATATGCTGGTCTTATTCAACCTAACTATCCAAGTATTACAGGTAAAAGAACAAACCTGCTTGGTCACTTACTAGAGAAGTATCAGTATGTAGAACCAAATCATGGTTTGATTGCTGAGGCTCTTTGGTTGCTTGCAGATCCAGATGGATATAAGAGCAAGATTAAAGATCAAGGTGAGAAAGCAGCAACTGAAAAGACTGTAAGGATGCTGAAGACTGAAGAAGCTCGTAAAGTATCTTCTAGTCCAGTTGTTGAAAAAGAAGAAGTAAGACAGAGGACCATAGCAAGGAACTCTAACATTTTTAAAAGATAATTAACCATAATATAACCTAATAAATTATGTCAACTCCAGTTCTAAACAATGGTATATTTCTACGGGATACCAACTACGCAGCTAGTTCACACGTAGATTCTTACCACTTGGTTAACATGCTGAAGACGGCTGAACCCATGGATATGGGTCCGGTTGACCTGTGGGCTATGGCCCAGAAGGTTGAAATGCCGCTCTATCAGATGTCATCCTTTGGTGGGAAAAATGTAATCATGGTGGATAATCCCCGTGGTGAGTATAAGTGGCAGACCCCTGTTGTACAGGATCTTCCTTATATAATTGAAGACATTGAGCCTTTGAATACAACCAAAGGTGTTGATGGAACAACCTTCCGTATCAAAATCTCACGTCGTGAGTTTGGTCATGGTGATATCATTACCTATGACAAATACAATGGTGTTGAAATGTACATTGTTCCTGATCAGGATGTTATCCCGACTGGAGATGGTTTCATTTACACCGTTCAGCTTGTTAACAATGATAGCACCCGCTTCCTTGAAAACAGGTATTTGGAATGTGGTACCAAAATCTTCCGTAAAGGTTCTGCCCGTGGAGAATATGGTGAGCGTTTCTCAGACATTCAGGTACAAACTGGCTACCGTGAATTCTACAACTTTGTAGGAGGAGCTGAAGCCCACGTACACTATTCTATTTCTAGCCGTGCTGATCTTATGATCAAAGGTGGTTTGAATTCTGATGGTACTGTACCCGTTACTGAGATCTGGCGTAACTTTGACAAAAATCTTGATCCTGCTATTGCTAACCTGGAAACTATGGTAAGCCGTATGGGTAAAGACTATGTTAAGCGTGCTATGTCTAACGGAAACCTTTCCCGCACCTTCTTGACCACTCTTGAATCAGCTCACTTGACCAAAGTAGCTACCGACATTGAAACCTACCTCATGTGGGGACAGGGTGGACGTGTACGCCAGGATGGACCAGATGATATCCGTTTGTCAGTGGGTCTTTGGAAGCAGCTTGATAACTCTTTCAAGCGTGTTTACAACAAAGCTGGTTTCAACTTGGATCTCTTCCGTTCTGAGCTGTACAACTTCTATGCTGGTAAGGTTGAATTTACGGGTCCTGATCCTAAGCGCCAACTGATTGTTCAGACTGGTCTTGGTGGTATGCGCCTTGTAAATGAAGCTATTAAGCGTGAAGCTGTTAACTCAGGTTTGCAAATTCAGGCTGCTAGCAATGCAGGTATTGGTGCAATCACTGGTCAAGCAATGGACTTGAACTTTGGATTTGCATTTACCAGCTACGTTATTCCTTTCTTGGCTAATGTGAAATTTGTTATCAACCCTGCTTTTGATAACATCCACACCAATGACATTGAAAACCCGATCATTGATGGTTTCCCGTTGTCTTCTTACAACTTTATCATCTTTGATATCACGGACAATACCAATGACAATATCTTCTTGCTCAAGCTTTCTTGGGACAATCAGCTTAAGTGGTGGTACCAAAATGGTACTATGGACTACATGGGCCGTACCCAAGGTTTCTTGTCTAGCGGACAGTTCAATGGCTACCGTGTTTATATGACACAAACGATGCCTTCTATCTGGGTAAAAGACCCGACCAAGGTATTGAAGATAGTAATGAGGAACCCAATAACCGGTGGCTCATTCTAATCCAAATATATAATGGAATGGGGAGCTTAAAACTCCCCATTCCTATTATTTTTTAATAGTTATATAAGTATAATACAATGTCAATAAAACTAGTTAGACCGCTTGCTCCTGCAAGCCCTGATCCAATCATAGCAAAACATCCAATTAAGGAAGCAGCTTTACCACGTTTTGCTCATTTGAATGAGCTTGTTGGTGAGCTTAATGATATTGCACATTATGATCTTGACTTGACTTCAACTACTGTTGTTAATGTTACCACTACTAAAGGTATTATTGACATCACTGGAATGGACTCACTTTCTCCAGATCCTGATGTAGCATTTGGTTCTCCTGTATTTATTTTAATTGCTAATCCTGATGTTACATTTAATACCGATCAGACATATTTGCAATTAACTCCATATTATAATCCTGCTGTATTTGATAATGCAATTCCATATGTTTTAGTATCTGGAATGATAGCTAATGGTGTTTATACTGTTATTTATAATGCTTCTCCTGCTGCAGCCGGTGCTAATCAATGGGAAGGACTTTTTTATCTCTACTATGAAATGAAATCTCTGGTATAAATCAGAGAATTTTTATAAATTTATATTAAATAAAACCAACAATGAGTACTTTGACAATTACTGAAATTCCTGTTAAATCAGGACCAATTTCTATCAAACCTTTTTTTGAACGATCAGTTTCTAACATGGGTTTGGAGAATTATGGGCTATCCTTGTTTGAAGGTGTGTTCCATGAAGAACAACTTGCTTGTATTGAAGCAAATGGAGTTAAGCGCTACTTAACTGGATTGAATGAATTTGCCCCTGAGGTTAAATTGATTAGAGATCCAGAAACTAGAGAAGCTAAAATCCGTGAGATACGGACTGTTGTTTCTGAACTGGAAAAGGAGCTAGCCGCAAATGTTATTGAGATAGATGATCCACAATTCTGGAATAAAGTAAAACTACTGAAGCCAGATAATGATGAATTCTGGAGCAATATCTCAATTCGTTGTGGTAACTCACCAGTATTTTTAGATCCTGTTGCAAATCCTTATGATAGGATTAAACTCTATGGGATTGAAGCTGGTGGATTTAGCATAGTAGGTAAAAGCTATGAAGATGCTAAATCAAGAGCTGTACCACCTAAATTCTACTTAGACCGCTTTGTAGAAACAGTTAGCACAAGGACAGAAAGTAAGAAACTTAAGAATAAGGCTCTTACTGAACTGCAGAAGCTTTATGATTTAAATGCAACAAAGCTTATGTATGTAGCCAAGGTCGTTGATATGAACAGTGTTCAGTATAAGAAATCAACTCCAAATGATGTGATCTATGAACTCATGGATTCATATATAAATGGAGATGGTGCTGATAGGAATGCAAACCGTGCTGCCCAGTCATTTATTGATACAGCTGCACTAGACAGTGAAACTCTGAAACTTAGAGCACTTGTTAAAGATGCTACCTATTATAAGTTCATTGTACTCAAGCCGGATGGTTTTATCTACCATGTGAAGTCAAGTACTCTCATGGGACGGAATCCATCTGATGTTGTTGAGTTTATGAAAAACCCACTCAATGAAGAGATTTTGATTAGTCTCCTAAAAGATGTGGAGCAATATTGGAATAACTAAGATGAATAACTTACTTAGACCACAAGACAAAGCAATAATGCGCGGTAATAAGGTTTCCACTACATCAGTTAGTGGAGACCTTAAATCCGTTACAGATGTTACTCAATCACTTAAAAAATCTAGAAAAGACTGTGGCTGCTCAAAAAAGTAAATCCAAAGTAAATCAGGCTGGTAACTATACTAAGCCTGGTATGAGAAAGGCTTTATTTAACAAGATTAAAGCCGGCACTAAAGGTGGAGACCCAGGTGAGTGGTCAGCTAGAAAAGCACAAATGCTTGCTAGAGAGTATAAAGCTAAAGGTGGAGGGTATA